AATCCCTACAGGGGAGGCGGAGAAGACCGGGGATGACGCCAAAATCGCATGGGGACAGTTGAAAACATTGGGACAGGGGGCCTTATGGATAATCGTAAGTCTAGCGTAGTGAATAAGTTACGGGGAACGGTGGTCGCAAACCGCGTGAACCCCGACGAACCCAAGGGAATCGCCGGTCGTGCCAAGCCTGTCTTTGAACTTTCGGACATGGAGCGGTATTGCTATGACGTTTTGACTGAAGATTTGGAGCTTCTAGGCGTGTTATCGGTCACAGATAGGACTGCGATATACGACGCTGCGGTAAATCTTGCCGAGTTGCAGGACTTCCGGGCTCGGATAAAAGAGGTTGGCGACGATCCCGAGCGGCTTCCCGAGCGGCAATGGCTTACGATGCGAAAGGAAAAGGCCAGCCAGCAGCACCGGGCATGGATGCAAACGCTCGGTCTGACGCCGGTTGACCGAGCACGGGTGAGCGTGATCGAGAAGAAAGACAAGTCGAAGAGCCGCTGGGCTGATTTTATGCAGCCGAGCGACGAAGGGTTGCGGGTGGTATGACAAAAGGCAGGACTCAGGGCGCGAAAAGAACGCCAGAAGTTATTCGCGATTTGTTTCGCAGGTTAAACAAGGCGACCCCGCCCGCCGCGAAAAAGGACACAGCGGCAACAAATTCAAGGCGTGAACCAGTGGCCAACGCCCGAGATGACTCCGTCATGGCCGCACTGCTTCCGTCGGGAATGGACCCCCTCCGCCGGATGGCTGTATTGCATAATCAAGATCGTCTGACGCGCTAAAAACGCAAGAGGTAATCATCTAATGGCCGGAACCGTCACCACAACCGAGAGCACACACCGTCCAGTCAAGAGAGTTAAGTTCTCGTGGACATCATCGGCTGGAGGCGCGGCGGACGCGACGACCAGCAACACGTACAACGGGGAAGTCATTTCATTTGTGACAGATCCCGGAGCGACTGCGCCAACGGCGAGCTACGACATTACGATAACGGACGCCGACAGCGTTGACGTATTGGCCGGCGCGGGCGCGAATCGCCACACGTCCAACACCGAGTACGTACTCCAGGCGAGTCTTGGTGGGTGTGTTGACAGCACACTTACGCTCGCGGTGACGAATGCGGGCAACGCAAAAGACGGCGCGGCGTACGTGTACATTCGGTAGCCGGTTCGCCATGGACGACCGAGCACAGGTTGCAGTTGCCGTCGTGATATTAACGGCAATAATCAAAGCTATTCACCCAAGCGAGCCTCGGAATTAGGGCGATCAATTGAAATCGCCGTACGTCGACAGCGCGAGCAACTACGCGCGCTCTGTTGTCGATGGGTCGACGCCCGCCGGAGAACTGGCGCGGATGGCCTGCGAACGCCAACTGGCCGACCTAGAGCGGTGGGGAACCAAGCGTGGGAGAGGCGAATTCTATTTTGATGAAGCCGAGGCCCATCGCGTATGTCGATTCCTCTCGAATCTAAGACACGTGAAGGGCGAGTGGGCTAAGCGTCGCGAGACGATAAAGCTTGAGCCTTGGCAGTGCTTCCGGTCATCCACTATATTCGGTTGGCGACGGTCCACTGACCAGCGCAGGCGGTTCAGGACGGCTTACACCGAACTGCCGAGGAAGAACGCCAAGACGACGATAGCAGCCGGTGAGGGTCTGTACCTGCTGGTTGGCGACGGGGAGGCCGGGGCCGAAGTTTACTCGGCGGCTGTAGACTCAGAACAAGCCAGGATTTCATGGGGAATTGCCGCCCAGATGATCAAAGCCGACCCGGATCTAAGAGGCATGTTCGGTCTTCAAACGATGGCCCACGCGATTCTGGCTGGGTCTTCCACATTTAAGCCGCTGTCCAAAGACACCGGCGGACACGACGGGCTTTCGATCCACGGCGCCATCGTGGACGAACTACACGCGCATCCTACGCGGTCGATGTATGAAATTCTCGAAACCGGCACGGGTGCACGGGCTCAGCCGCTCATTGATTCGATAACGACGGCAGGGTCTAACCGGGCGGGAATCTGTTACGAGCAACGAAGCTACGTAAAGAAGATCCTGACGAAAGCGGCTATCGATGAAACGTATTTCGGGACTATATACACGATAGACGAAGGCGACGATTGGGCCTGCCCTGATACGTGGGCGAAGGCCAATCCGAACTATGGCGTGTCAGTCAAGCCCGACGACCTTAACCGTAAGGCGCGGAAAGCGCTTGAGATGGCCAGCGCGCAGACCGGCTTCCTTACGAAGCACCTCTGTGTGTGGGTGTCTTCAGATAAAGCGTGGATGGATATGCGTCGATGGGACCAGCTTGGGGCCGACCTAAATATAGACGATTTCAAGGGGTGCCCGTGTTGGATCGGGGTTGACCTAGCGAGCAAGATAGACATGAGCGCGATCCGGGCCGTGTTCCGAAAAGGAAACAAAAACTACCTATTTCGATGGTGCTTTGTTCCGGAGGACACCGTCGAAGCGTCGACCAATTCGCAGTACAGGGGCTGGGTTAGCTCAGGGCGACTCGAAGCCACTGACGGCGCAGCCATGGATTTCGAGTTAATCAAAGATCGGCTTCGGCAGCTGGCTAGGACCTACAACGTTCAGGCGGTCGCGTTCGACCCGTTCCAGGCCCATCAAATGATGCAAGAGCTGACAGCGGAAGGCTTGCCGGTCATGGAGGTGCGACAAATAATTATGAATTTATCCGAGCCTATGAAGCAGCTAGAAGCCGAAGTCTATAGCGGACGGCTGGCCCACGAAGGCTGCCCTATGGACGCCTGGCAGATGTCGTCAGTCGTATCTAGACGAGATTCCAAGGATAACGTGTATCCGCGTAAAGAACGCGATGAAAACAAGATCGACCTTCCAGTGGCGACCATAATGGCTTACTCCGCGATGATCCGTTCGAAGGTCACAGAGCCAATCCGAATGGGCCAGCTTGCGTTCGCATGATGAAAATCCTGAACAGAATCAAGGCGGCCTCGGCAGCCCTTAGAGGCGTAGACCTAAGCGTGGCTCAGTTAGACCAAATAATTGACCTGGGTGATTTCGGGAAGCCGACTCCATCAGGCGTGTCTGTTTCTGAGTCTAACGGCGCCCGCTGCGCCACGGCTTACGCCTGCATCAACATCTTGTCGCGGGATAAATCCGCACTCCCGCTGAAGCTCTACGAGCGAAAGGCTGGTGGCGGTCGCGCGGAGGTGACCCAACACCCGGTAGCGCAGTGGATCAAGCGACCCAATCCGCTCATGACTTCGACCATATATAGGCGTAGAGGTTGGGCGTCCGTTCACACCTATGGGAACGACTACTCGGAGATCGTAAGGGATGGGCTGGGCGGCTTAACTACGTGGCCGCTCAACGCAGAGCGGATGAGGGTCCGCGTGACCGACGGCGTTAAGACGTTTGAATACACTCCGACCGGGGAAATCCAGCCGAGGAAGTTGACCTCCGATCAAGTGCTGCACAACTTCGGGCTATCGTTTGATGGATTCTCGGGAGTCTCGCCTATACGCTGGAACATGGATGCCTTCGGCTCGACCATAGCCCTAAACGAGTACGGGGCGTCCTACTTCACTAGCCCCCAGCCGAAAACGATCCTAACGCACCCTACGGGCTTCGACACAGAAGACGACAAAACCGAGTTCGTAAACAGCTGGAACAAGCAGTTCATGGGAAAGAGGGGGCTGGCTACAGTCGCCGTGCTGCCGCGCGGAATGGACGTAGCTCAAACCCTTAAAATACCGAATAACGAAGCCCAGTTCATGGAGACCCAGCGATGGAATAAGGAAGTCCTGGCTCAAGTGTTCCTGGTCCCGCTACACAGGCTGAACGGGCTGGATCGGGCTACGTTTTCCAATATCGAACACCAGGCCCTTGAGTATCTGCAATACACGCTGATGCCCGACCTCGTGAGCATGGAGCAGGCGATAGAAGCGGCGTTTTTGACGCCGGATGAGCGAACCCAATATTACGTCAAACACAACGTAGACGCCCTGCTTCGCGGTGATTTCAAAACGCGAATGGAAGGGTTGTCGATAGCTGTTCACGGCGGAATGAACACAGTGAACGAAGCTCGTGCGCGGCTTGATCTTGAGTCCGTACCTGGCGGCGATGAATCGCTAGTACCACTCAACCTGGGGCCGCTTAGCACGATGACCGGAGAACCTAAAGCGGAGCCCGAAGAAGAAGAAGACGAGGACCAAGTACAAGAGAATATGGCCGCCGGGTTGACGCCGGCTGAAGTAAGGGGATCGATCGGCCGACGGGACACCACCCAGCGCTACGCGGGGCCGATTGAGTCGGTATACGCAAGGATTTTACAGCAGGACGCCAAGGCCATACGGGCTGTCTCCCCTCAGGTTCTTAGCCGGACAGCGGAATCGTTCGCAGAATGGCTTGGCAAATACACGCAGGCCCAGAACGAGAAAGTAGCCGCGGCTCTCAAGCCTCAGTTTCTCGCTCTTGCCGTCGACATAGCTTCACAGTCGGCGCTCGAAATAGGGCTAGACACAGCGGGCGATGTGGCTCAGTCCGTAGATGACTACGCGACTATAGCGGCTCGGAACTGGGGCCGATCGACCACCAACCAGTTGTCGATCGTCGCACTCAAAGCCGAGCAAGCCGGCGAAAATGTGGCCGAAGCAATCGAGGACCGGCTGGTTAATTGGGAGGACGGCGGAGCCGGTCGGTCCCGGTCGGAGCGCTGGGGTCAACGCGAAGCATTCCTGCTGTCCAATATCACCTCGAGGGAGACCTTTAGTGCTAACGGCTACGGGCTGGTCTGGGTCACGTTCGGGAGAAGCTGCCCGTTCTGCAGCGCCATGCGAGGAAAGAGGGTCACAAAGGGCCAGCAGTTTTTAGGCAAAACCGACTTCAATCCATCCGGGGCGAAAGGGCCTCTGAAGATCAAACGAAACCTGATGAATCCGCCCTTGCACAAGGGCTGCAACTGCATGTTAGTCCCGGGGTAAATTATGAACACCTTAGAAGAGTATCGCGCTACTCGCGCCCGTTGCAAAGTCGGCCAGGACGACGCCGACTGCCTAACCATATCTGGTCTCGGCGCATCTTTCAATAATTGGTATCCAGTGCATGGATTTAAGGAGCGCGTCGCGCCTGGCGCGTTCAGCAAAACGCTAGCGGAAAACCCTGACATTCTGGGCATGTTTAACCACGATCCAGGATTCCTGCTGGGCCGCACCAAATCAGGAACGATGGACGTTGACGAGACCCCCGGAGGGCTCGAATACGTCATAAGAGTGCACCCGGACGTCAGCCGCTCGAAGGACGTAGTCTTGATGATTGAGCGTGGCGACGTCGACGGATCTTCAATGGCCTTCACCGTCCACCAGGAGGACTGGGAGGAAAAGAACGGCCGCCCTACCCACCGGACGATTAAAGAAATCGCGCTAATCGAGACCGGCCCGGTCGTGATGCCTGCTTCTAGACACACATCGGCGAAGGTTCAACGGTCAATAAGCGATTCAGGAATTGACTGGGACGCCATTACGGAGGCCCTGGTTATCAGGCGAGCAGGTTTTGCGTTAACAATGACGCAAGATGACCTGGTTGCGCAGAGCATCAAGAAGCTTGAAGCCTTGTCCGAGCCGGAACCCCGCGAGGAAATCCACTCAGGCAACAGCACTGCGCGTATAAGCGCAGCCGCGTGGGCTTTACGTCGAAGAGCAGTCTTATCTGTTTTGTAAGGATTTGGAGACATTAAAAAATGACAAGGAATACAGTGGAATCGCGCCTGCGGGCGCTTGCAGCCGAAGGCGATGCGATATACAAATCTGTCGACGCAGACAAAACGCGGGAGAGCCTGACCGAAGAAGAGGGCAAGCGCATAGCTCAGATCGGAGTCGAGATGACGCAGGGCGAAAACGACCTGGATGCAATCGACAGGCGTTCCGGCTTCGAGGGGCGAGTCAAGGCCCTCAAAACCCCCTCCCACGTTCCGGTCGACGCTAACACCGAGCCCGTCGCGGCACAGGCCGAGAGCCGGGACGACTTCAACTCCTGGCCGGTCGAGGAGGCCGCCCAGTTTTACCAGATAGTCCACTCCATGGACACTACAAGGCAGCTTCCTGGTAACGTCCACGCGGACTACAGGTCGCTCTATGAGAAGCGCGCGCCTACCGGCCAAGGCAATCTAATTGACAGCGAAGGCGGCTTCCTCGTTCCTACTAGCATTTCGGACACGATCCTACAGCACCAGATCACGCAAGGGCAAATCGTTTCCCGTACCCAAGGCGTGCCCATTTCGGTGGGTAACACGACAAGCTGGAACGCTATAGTGGGCAGCGACCGGTCGACGGCTGCTGGTCGATTTGGCGGCATCCGTGCATACAGAACCGCAGAGGCTGGCTCGTTCACTGGAAGCCAGGCGGCGTTCGAGCGCGTCGCGTTGCAACTGAAGAAGCTGACGGCGCTTGTTTACCTTACCGACGAGAACATCGAAGACGCATCGCAGGTTGCGAGTATAGTGAACGGCCTCGTCCCGCAGGCCATCACATATAAGATTGAGTCGGAAATGATGACGGGCGACGGCGTGGGGCAGATGGAGGGCATTCTGGAATCCGCTTCGCTTGTCAGCGTAGCTAAAGAATCCGGACAGGTGGCCGATACGGTTCTCTACGAAAACGTCATCAACATGTATGCACGCCTCCACGCTGCAAGCCGGTCTAATTCGGTGTGGCTCATCAATCAGGACATAGAACCGCAGCTTAACGCCATGTCCCTCGCTGTGGGCACGGGCGGCGTTCCGGTTTATATGCCTGCGGGCGGTCTCTCTGCATCGCCCAACGCGACGCTGATGGGGCGTCCAGTGATCGCGGTGGAGCATGCGTCGACGTTGGGCGATAAGGGTGATATTTTGCTAGCGGACCTCTCGCAGTATCTGTACGCGACAAAGGGCGGGATTAAGTCGGCCCAGAGCATGCACGTGAACTTCACCAAAGAAGAGACTGCATTCCGCTTCTCTCTTCGCAACGACGGTAAATCGTGGTGGAAAAGCGCCATCACCCCTGTAAACGGCTCCAACACCCAATCACCGTTCGTAACCCTAGACGCGCGCGCGTAGAGGCGCAGAGACATAGAGACAGAAGGAAAACAATGAGCACAATTTCAGAAAACATTCACATAATCCCGTTAGCTTTGGCGCCGGATGCCGACCGCTACAACACAGATCCAACCACGGACTGGATCAAATGCGATGGAACGGTCTGCTTCGTTATAGCGGAGGGCGCTGGCGGGACCGGGACGGCCATCGTAACGCTATCCAATGCCACAACGAACACCGGGACCAGCACCGCGGACATCGCCTTCCGTTATCGTTTGCTAACGACGGCGGGCGGCCTTGACACCTGGGGCGCATGGCAGACAGCGACGGCCTCGGGCGTAACACCCGCGGCGGGCGCCGCAAAGGCGACCCTCGTGGAAGTTTACCGCGACGAACTAACGGAAGGTTTCGACTACGTTAGCCTCACCTTAACCGAGTCCGCCGATTCCCCGGTTGACGCAGCCGTCTTCGCCCTTGTCGACCAGAGTCGAAAAGGCGTATCGCCCACCACCGTAATCTAAGCAAATCGTCAGGCGGGCCGGCCTTCGGGTCGGCTCGCCGCGAAGAAAAGGAACACATTTATGCCCCAGACAGATGTAACGTCGGATTGGTCAAACGGCAATCTGACGTTTAAAGACGGCAGCGGAACGCAGGTTGCGGCTATTGCGCCGGAGGGTATCGAATTGGCCGTCGCGGGAACTGCAATCACCGCAACGGCTGCTGACCTTAACGCCTCATCGGCGGCGGTCGGATCGATTACAGTGGTCGCGGCCAACGCGGCATCCAACACGATTGACGTAGTCATTACCGTTCTTGACCCCGATGGAACGGCGATCACCTCGCCTGTCCCTATCGACGTATGGCTATCGGATCTCGCTACGGGTGTTGGCGGCTCAGCCCACACCCACTCGACCGGGCCGGCCTTCCAAGTGGGCGACCTCGTGGCCACTCACGTTTCGACTGACCATTTCAAGGTTCTCACGACGGCGGCGGGCACTTGCACACTTCGCCTGGTAGACACCGCTAACGAAGACGTAACAGTGAACGCCGCACTGGGAACCGTTCGCGGGTCCGACACTACGGTGACTGCTGACTGGTCCGCCTAAAAATGGAAACCCTTGGCAATCGTCTCGACCGGGCACGTAAAGCGGTTGAGACTTTGGCTTTCGATCTGAGGTCCGCTGAGCTCCGCGGGCCTCAGATTGAACCTCCCGGTAACAAACCAAAACGAAAGAAGCGCAAGCATGTCAAGCCACGAGACGTTCAACCTTAACGCCGGCTCGCGTTGGCCGGGGCAGGATCAGGTTCTAAAGTTTGCAAAGGCGGCGAACGATAACGTGGCCACCGTTACACTGGACCGAAAATCAAAGGTCGGAACAATTGTTTTCGGCAGGGACGTTACGCAGTCCGCCGCCGATGATTTAGTGGTGGCGATCAACGCCAATCGGTCAAACTGGAGCCCCGACAAGCTATATGAGCGGGCGCGGCTGATCAGCATTGTCGATAGCCTGTCAAGCATAAGCGACCTGAAGGCGTTCCTTAAGAAGTTGATCAAGCACATCACAGAGGGGGATCGCATAACGTGAGCTCGACATCTCTTAGCGGACTGCTGACCCAGACATCCTTCACGGCGACAGCAGCCAATCCATCTCTTAGCGGACTGCTGGCCCAGACATCCTTCACCGCGACAGCAGCCAATCCAAGTCTTAGCGGACTGCTGGCCCAGACATCCTTCACGGCGAAGTCATGAGCGCGGTAAACCAACACTTCCACCTTGACGTAGGTGAAGACCGGACTATTTCATTCACCGTGACTTCCGACGGCACGACGGCTATTAACATCACGGCCTACACAATAGCCTGGAAGCTCTATACGCACCCCATGGCTAGCTCAGCGGCCCTCACTGTCGCAGGGGTGATCACGGACGCGGCCAACGGGGTATGCACGGTTACGGTTGCCGACACCGACACGGATTCGTTAGAGCCGCGGGTATATTGGCACCAACTCAAAGTGACTGACGGATCAGCTAACGAGAGTGTGGTTTCACGCGGTAACGTCACGCTGAAGCCGGCAAAGACATGAGCAGAAGCACAACCGTAACGGCTGCCGCGCACGAGCCGCTATTGCTAGACGAGTTAAAGGATCACCTCGCCATCGAGCGCGACGACACAGCTGAAGATTTGCGGCTCTGGTCGATCATCCGGGCCGCGCGGGCTCGGTGCGAGACGTTCACTGGCAGATACTTGATCGAGCGAACGGTGGATGAATCGTTCGACGCCTTTCCCGGCGGGTCAGATAGCCTTGTGCTTTCCGGGGGGCGTCTTCAGTCCGTAACGTCAATCACTTATACCGACTCCGGTGACACGTCAACGGTGGTAGCCACGACTGTATATGAGGCCAACGCAGCACCCGAGCCGGGACGCGTCGCATTGAAGTACGCCCAGTCCTGGCCCGCCGTAACACTGAAGACCATAAATGGCGTAGTGGTGAGGCACTTATCGGGCTTAGGCACCGCGGACGAAATCCCGGACAGTATCAAAGCCGGCCTGCTCCTGGAATGCGCCGACGCATATCGCAATGCTCAAGGTGAAGAGTTCTCCATAGGTGGGTCAAGAGTGGAGATGAGCCGAACGTCGTTTAACCTTTGGTGGCCGTATAGGATCGTGCGAGCGTAATGCCTACACTCGGCCAGCTAGATGAGCGGATCACGATCAAGAGCGCTACCGAGGTTTTCAACGCCCTGAACGAGCCAACGCTAACGTGGGCCTCTCACATGACCGCATGGGCGCGAGTTATGCCCCTATCTGGACTTGAAGCGCTAGACCGGGGGGTGAGGAACGCCGAGGCCACCTACCGGGTCTTTATACTTCATCGCGCAGACAAGGAAGCCGATGTGGGGATGCGTATATTTTGGACGCCGCGACATGGCCGGGTCGCGACAGAGAAAACACTGGACGTGGTATACGTCCGGCGTGTAACAGGCCACTTGCAGTTCTCGGAGCTGCTGTGCAAGGACCACACGTAATATGCTCAGAGTAGAAAACCTAGACGAGGTAATTCGAGGCCTGGACGAAGCCGCGGGAAAAGGGCTATTGGAGGCTGTTGCACGCGCTGCAGGGCTAGAAGCGGACAAGTCCGCCGCGCTGGCTCGGTCCATCGCTCCGGTCGATACAGGAGACTACAAAAGCCGGATTGGATCTGGGCGGCTTCCTGTCAAAACAGGAACCAAGATCCCGGCTGGTGCGTGGTTCGGAGTCGTTAGCGATAAGACCAAGCGCGGCGATATTAAAACGAACGTGATTGAATATGGCCGCAAGGACGGCGACGGGGGGCTTCAGGGATTTCACCAGGCGCGTAAGCGCGCGGCTCGCGCCGCTCCAGAGAAGATGCGGGCCGCCGTCCGTAATTATCTAAAAACAATATAGAAGAACATGGCAGCAGAACAATCATTGGTAGCTCAGCTTCTAGCCACAGGCGGCTTTACGTCGCTAGTCGGGACAAGCCCTACTCGGCTTTACCCCGTAAAGAAAGACGCTGG